CTGTACGAAAACCGCGAGGGCGTGGTGGTGGGCGCCGGTGTGAGTGCGATCGAGGTGCCGCTGGGCGTGGCGGATTTGGCGGCTGCTCACAAGGCCTGGCGGCCGGGCGGGGCGGTATGAAAGCCGGCGCATTGCGGGCACGCGTGACGATTCAGCAGCGGGCGCTGGCGCAAGACGCCAGCGGCGCGCTGGCGGCGACGTGGGCGACGCTGGGCACGGTCTGGGCGGATGTGCGCAGCATCGGCGGCTTTGAGCGTCTGGCGCCGCAACTGGATCAGACGGTGGCCACATCCACGCACACGGCGCGCATGCGCAAGGGCGCCCAGGGCATTGTGCTGCGCCCTTCGATGCGTCTTCTATGGGATGGCAGAATCTATGAGATCACCAGCGTGCTGGACCCGGACAATCGCGGCGCCCAGCAACTGGTGATGCTCTTTGAGATTGTAGAGCCGGTGCATGCCTAAGCGAACCACAAACAAGAATCTGAAACTGGACTGGTGGGGACCGGAGATCGCGGAGGTGGTGCGCGGCGCCACGGAGCCGGGGCTGTGGGCCATGGGGCAAACGGTGCGCAAGGCGGCCGAAAGGCGGGCGCCGTCGCGCACGGGCACGCTTGCCAGCAGCGGCTTTGTGGCCACGATCAAGCGCACGGATTATGTGCGCAAGCGCGGCGACCGGCGGCGGCGCGCGATGGTGCGCATTCTGGGCAAGGTGACGGCAACCACGGCGCTGGTGGGCTTTGGGGCGTGGTACTCCAACCTGTATGAGGACACAGGCGCCAAAGCGCACGGCATTCCCTATGTGGGCAAGACGGCGCGGGCGCGGCGGCGCAAGACGCTGCGCATTGCCGGGATCGGCTTTCGTGCGAGTGCGCGGCATCCGGGCGTGCGCGCCCAGCCCTTCCTGGGGCCGGCGCTGGATGCAAGCAAGGGCGAGGCGGCGCAAGACTTTGCCGACGAGGTCAAGCGGCGCCTGGAGGCGGAACTGTGACCGGGATCGAAACGGCGCTGTTTGCCAGGTTGATCACGATCATGCCGCCGGGCACGGCCGTTTTCTTGCATGAAATGCCGCAAGATGCGACGGGTCCTTATGTGGTCTTTGAGGTGACGGAGCGCAACGACGTGCGCGGCACGGCGCCGCTTTCGACGCTGGAGGTGCGCGTGGCGTGCTATGCGCCGGCGCATGCCGACAGCGAGGGATTGGCGGGGGATGCGCGCCAGGGGCTGGACGGCTGGGGCCACGGCGCGCCGGGGCTGCGCTTGCATCCGTTATTGCTCGCCAATCAAGAGGGCGGCTTTGAATCGGAATTCGGGGTCTATCGCAGCGCGGTGACGTTTGCGGCGCAAGCGGTGCAATGGGCAATCGTGTAAGGGGGACAATATGGCTGCATCTGATGTACTTGTAAGCCCGGCGACCGTCTGGTATGCGCCGGTGGGCACGACGCTGCCCAATGTGTCGACAGTACTGGCGGGCCAGGCGTGGACGGCGCCCTGGGTCAACCTGGGCTATACGCTCGAGCCGACAAATTTGAATATGGCGGTGACGCCCTTCGATTTGTTTGTGCAGCAATTGACGGTGCCGCTGCGCACGATCCGCACCCAGGTGGATGTGATGCTGGAAACGGTGATGGCGGAATTCACGGCCAATACCTTAAAACTGGCAACCGATGGCACGGTGGTGACCACGGCGGCGGGCGCGGGTGCATCTGGGCGCGACGAGATCACGGTGCTGGCCAACAAAGTGGATGTGAGTCTCTTCGCATTCGGTATCGAGGGCATCCGCGTGACGGATGCAAACGTGCGGCTGCCGGTGCGCATTTTCATTCCCAGGGGCAGCGCGACGCAGAACGGGCCGATCGTCTTTGCCAAGGATGCGGGGATCGGCATTCCGCTGCAATTCAAGGCCTTTGCCGACAACACCGGCGTGGCGTTGATCATCCACAACGTGACGGCGCCGGCGGTCTGATGGAAGAGACAAGAGAGATCACGCTGGGCAATTGCCATGTGCCGCTGGGCGGCGAAAGCCTGGGCACGATGGTGCGCTGGCGGGCGCTGGTGGCGGAGGCGGTGCGGCCGGTGGTCGACGCCGCCAATCAGCCGGGCGCCGAGGCCTACGGCGAATTCGTGCGCAAGGCCACGGAGGCGCTGACGCTGGATGCAAAACTGGCGCTGGTGCTGGCGTGGAATCCCATGCTCGAGGGCAGCCGCGAATCAATCCTTGAATTGGGCACGGATGAGGAACTGGAGGCGGCGTTTGGTGCGCTCTTGCGCCATGCCTACCCTTTGGCGCAAGCGGCGCGACCTGGGGCGCCGACGATTGGGGCGGGCCGGGAACGCGTCGCGCAGACGAATGGGAGATTGGGCTAAGCCACGGCTGGCCTGACGAAATCGACGATGCGGGACGGGTGCAACTAAGGGCGGCCTGGGTGCGGCGCAAGCGTTTCGAGGCGCTGCTGATCGCCCAGGCGCTTTCATTTGGGACGATGGCGCGAGCGGCGCCGCCGCCGCCCAGCCGGGATGCAACCTGGGAGCAATTGCTAAGCGTGGCACGGGTGGAAAATGGCAATTAAACTGGGTGACGCGCTCTTATATCTGGGCGCCGACGATGACAAACTCAAAAAGGACCTGAACCAGGCCGAGAGCAAAACCAAGGGCTGGGGCGCGACGATGACCGGCGTCATGGCCGGGATTGGCTTTGGCATTGTCGGCGCCGTGGGCAGCGCAATCAGCGGGGCAATGGCGACGATTGGCGAGTCGATCAGCCTGGCGAGTGACCTGGCGGAAACGCAAAGCAAGGTCAACACGCTCTTTGGCGATCAAGCGGCCTGGATCACGGAGTGGGCGGAAAGCGCCGCCGGCGCCCTGGGGATGACCAAACAGGCGGCGCTGGACAGCGCCGCCGGCATCGGCAATATGTTTATGCAGATGGGCATTGGCGGCGAGGTGGCCGCCGACGCCGGCGTCGGCATGGTGGAATTGGCGGCCGACATTGCCAGTTTCCACAACGTCGCCGGCGGCGCCACGGAGGTGATGGACGCCCTGAGTGCAGCATTCCGCGGCGAATACGATTCACTCCAAAAATATGTGCCGATGATCAACGCCGCGGCGGTCGAGCAGCGCGCGCTGGCCGACACGGGCAAGGAATCGGCCAAGGAATTGACGGCGGCGGAAAAAGCGCTGGCCACCTATTCCTTGACGATGGAGGGGGCCGGCGCCGCCGTGGGTGACTTTGAGCGCACCAGCGACGGCTTTTCCAATTCGATGCGCATACTGAATGCCTATTGGGAAGAGTTTAAAACCCTGATGGGTGAAACGCTTTTGCCGGTGCTGACGCCGCTGGTGCAAAAGGTCAAGGAACTGGCCGATCAGTATCTACCCATGCTGGCGGATTATATCCATGCGCATATTATCCCGGCGATCGAGGAATGGGCGGCGCATTTTGATGACTGGTGGGCGGACCACGCCCAGCCGTTTATCGACGATGTGCAAACGATGTGGGATGACTTTGTTTCTAAAACACAACTGGCGATGGGTGACACCGAAGAGGAATTCGGCTTGAACATGGCAACGCTGGAGGCGGCGGCGGGCGTGGCGGGCGTGGCAATCGGCAACGCGCTGGGCGAGGCGATGATTGACAACCTGGAGCAAAAACTGAGCACATGGGCCAGCGACTGGTGGAAGGGCTTTCTGGAACGGCTCTTTTCACCAGGCGGCGGGTTGTTTGGCGGGCCGGGCGGCTTTCTCAATCAGAATCCGCAATTCCCGCTGCCCGTGGCGCCCGTGGGGCCGAACATGGGGCCGAGCGTGGGCGGCTTTGGCATGCAATCGGCGCCGGCGGTGACGATCAACAACTATGTGGATGCGCAGAGCCGCACAGTGGGCGAGGCGGCGCGCGACGGCACGCTCGAGGGCTTGCGCCAGGCGGGGATGAGGTAGAGCCATGGCCTATGTCTACTGGAGTTTCGACGGCGCGCTCTTGCCACGTTACAACGCGGTCAGCGATCTATCGACGCCGACGCTGGCGGGCAGCATCGTGCCCAGCCTGGGCGGTCTGTATGACTATGTGGGCAGCGCCGTGCGGCCAATGACGGCGGTGCACCAATTGGAAGTGACGGGCATCTTTGCCGGCGCGGGCTTTAGTAACGTATTCGATCCCGGCATCTGGGCCACGGAAGAGGGGCGGCCGATTGTGACGGCGGCCAGCCAGGGCAGCCAGCCGATCCTTTTTATCGACCAGGCGGCGCAATCGGAAGGCGAATTCAAGGCGCTCGAGGCGAAATTGGGTGTGCGCGGATCGCTGACGGTGTGGGACCCGGTGGGCAATGCATTCAAGAGCCGCCAGGCGCGACTCTTGCGCGTGCGGCGCATCCAGGAGCACAGGCACGGCACGCTGCTGATCGAATGCAGCGCGCTCTTTGAAACCTTGACGGCGGTCTGGACCTGATGGCGACGCTGGAAGTCACCAACAGCGCCGGGGCGGTGCTGGCGACGATCACACACCCGCTGACGGTGCGCACCACGGACCGCGCCAGCGCGATCGGTGAAATGGCGTGCACGCTCTATGTGGGCAGCCCTGGCGCCGACAGCCTGGCGCCGGGCGCCTATCTGCGCTGGACGGAGGGCGCCTATTCGTTTTGGGGCATTGTCGAAACGCTGACGCGCGCCGAGCAAGAGGACGGCAGCGCAATTCTGAATGTGACGGCAGCCGACATTGCGCGCGAACTGGTCTTTTCAAATGCCGGCGCGATTCAGTTTGTCGCGGGGTCGAACCCGATCACGGTGCAGGCGGCGCTGGATAAACTGCTGGGCTATATCACGGTGGGCGCCTGGACGCTGACGGCGGGCGCGGACCTGGCCGGCGACACGATCTATTTTGCCGCCGATGGCGCCAGCATGTGGACGGCGATGCTGAGCATGGCCGACAAGTTGGGCGCCTATCTGGTGCGCGGCGCCGGGCGCACGCTGACGATGACGCGCACGTTTACATCAAGCGGCGTGACGGCGCGCAGCGTGAGCGGCGATCGGCCGGCGAATGTGGCGCCGCTCTTCACGCTGCAGAATGCGCTGGACGGTCGCGAAACGGTGGCGGTGATCGTGCCCTTCACGGCCGGCAATGCGGCGGTGCGCGTGGGGCTGGCGCAAGCCACGGCGGCGCTGCCGGTGGGCTTTTTGTCGACCGATTCAGCCTATCAATTGCCCGATGGCACCTACCAGCATTGGCTGGGTGT